GATATGTATTAAAGGCTAAACCTGTTGGGTTTGTAGATCCTTGATAAGCAATCCACGAAGGTGTATTAGCACTAGCTCCTGCGATTGTATCTCCACTTGAACCAATAGTAATAGTCTTTGTTGAGTCTGTGCCAAGAGGCGAGATCGTTGATACTTTTAATGTGCTCATGTTCCTATCCTAAATCCTGAAAATCTTTGACCTGTTCCTGTATTTTCTGTGTTACCAGAATGTGCGTGTCTTAAATATGCTTGTATTTCATCACTTGCAGAACAATTAATTATCCCAGTAACAGACATATTAAGAGATTGTGTTGAACCTAAATCTTCTTGTTGAGTAACAAATCTAGAACCATTTTTAGCAATAGCTACACTCATTAATGTTCCATCTGGTGCAGTGGACCAACTGACATCTACTGTAAATAAATAAGTTCCAGCTTTTCCTGATGGCACTGTAAATTTATAAGTGCTAGTATTAAAAGCTGAGTCTGTATCAACAACCTCTGCATCAAAAGTATAAACTGTCCAAGTATCTCCAGACATACTTGTTGATGTATTATTAGTTGCTATAAAAGCAGGATAGTTAAAATTACTCTGCACATCACCACTGCCCAAGGCAATCGTACCTGCATTACTCGAACCGAGTGTCAGAGTAGTAGTTCCGCTTCTAGTGTCTATGGTATCCACGAGTATCTTTGACATTATGCAATCTCCTGTATGATTAATGTGCTGTTAGAGCCAGCAGTGCCAGAAGCACCTTGTGTATCTGTTGAAAATTCATATCTATTATCATCAGAACCATTTGGATTGTAGCTACCACCACTATTACCACTATTTCCATTAGAAGTGATAAATTGTTTTATTGTATAAGTGCCTGATTTCATGCCATCTAACATACCAACGCCTCCTTGAAAGCTAGAGTGAGTTGGTATGTATACATATTGCCTTGATCCAAAAAATTGTGTTACTGTGCCATCAGTATGAGTCCATTGTAACATACCGTTTTGAGCTCCTTGAACAGATCCCTCATATGGCACGTTAAACCATATGTGTAACTCAGAGTCATTACTTTGTTTAACAAATGATGTGGTATATGTGAAAAGTTCTAAATCTGCACTTTGTCCAGAAGTTGTTATTCTGGTTGAGTTTGAGAAATACTTTTGTTGTAGTAAAATACTAAAACCAGATTGACTAGCACCACTTGCTAAAGAAACTGTATCACCACTCGCACCTAAAGTTAAGCTAGTGCCTGATTGTGGTTCTAAGTTATCTACGAATATTGTTCCCATTATGCTCCTATCAGTTTGTATCCTGCAAAATATGTTCCAAAACTAGCACTTATATCTCCACCACTGTCTGAATATACCCTAACTCTAAAATTATCTGTGCTTCCGTTAGCTTCTAAAATACCACCAGTATAAGTTTGGTCGTAGTTGAAAGGTCTATCATTTTGAAAAATTACATTAGGAAAAGTATAGCTTGATGTTCCTTGTTCATTTTTTTCTATTCGTATTTGGAAGTTTGATACACCTTGAACTTCTTGTCTCCATTTTGCCATAAGCATATATTTACCTGCAACATTTGGTGTAAATTTATATGTGCTTGTGTCGTAACAGCTACCAGTATCATAAAGTTCTGTATTACAAGCAAGGACTGTTTGAGTTGCACCTGAAATAGTTTGTGCAGAACTTACATAAGCTAAGAATGATGGAGTATTTACTGCTAGTGTTTGCGAGGCTCCACTGGCTAAAGCAATCGTATCACCACTTTCTCCAAGTGTTATTGTGCTACTACCTGAAATAGGTTTTACGGTATTTACTTCAAGTGTGCTCATACGACTGTAAGATTACCCTCCACTGTGACGGTGCCTGTAAAGGTTACAGGGCCCGCTAAGAATGCGTTATCAGTTGATGCCACTGTAGTTGTAGCAGTGATAGTTTGTAAGTTCTCATAGACACCATTGAAAGATGTCATCATGCTTGGTTGTATACTGTTTGCACCAGGAGTGTTTTGATCTAATAAAATTCCGTTTAAGAAAATAATAAAACAAGAATCAGAAGATGCTAAAGCTGTAGTAAAAGTTATTTGTGAACCGTTTACACTATAGTCTGTAGTAGGTTTTTGCCGAACTCCGTTTCGTAAAACTGCAATATCCTCTGGAACTGCTACTGTTTGATTTATATTGTATGTAGTGCCACCGTCACCTGTAAGTGTTTGTACTGGTGTTGTTGTTGTGAAATTTTTTGTGACTGGATTACCAAGATACCCCATGTTGACTCCTATGTGCTAATACTATCAATTAATGAAACCCAACCGTGTAGACTTGCTGCAGTATCACTTTGTATCTGCAATACGTCTCCGCTTTGAAGTACGATCTTAGACCCTCCATCTATTGCCTCATATTGACCACCAGCCGCAATAGGAGTTTGATATACTAAAAATGAATTAGCTGATCCTCCACTTGCAGTGCTTGTTACAAAAACATTTGCTTTTATAGTTGCGTTAGTAATATTGGTTAATCTAATACCTATTATGGTATCATCTGAATTAGATGTCATTACAGTTCTTGCGGTTGTGCCAATAGCTATGTCGCCAGAACTGTTGAAAGGTATTTTTCTTTCAAAATCTTGGGCCACTTAATTATCTCCTATTCATATTTGTATCAGAGCGCAACACTCATTGCAATCACGAAGCCTTGTGATACACCACCTGATATTGTTAATGCCCCACTACTTGACAAAGTAGCATCTCCAGAAACTGCAACTTCTTGATAACTCGTACCATCACCAACTAAAATTTTACCAGATGTATTATCAGGCATTCTAAGTTGTGAACCAATAGTCAAATGTCTACCGATACTTACATCATTATCTGCGTCTTCAATAACAGCTTTTGAGGCCGGCATAGTACAAAATATATCTTTTGTACCTGCAGTAAAGTCTACTGCACTATCACTGTTTGATGATGATATGACTGTAGTTCTAGCTAAATCTGAACTATCTGCATCTAATGTTCCAAGTCCTACCTCAAACTCAGTTGTACCTGGATTAAATATTGCATAGTAAGTTGTATTGTTATTACCAATACCTGTGCCAAATGTCTCAAAACCTTGAACTGCACCACCAAGTGCAAATGCACCTGTGCCAGTGGTTGTGGTTGTTTCTTTTACTCTATCATTAATTACGAAAGCCATATAATTTTATAGCACTAAGCTACCTCTCTGTCATCTACTTCTGTCCATGTATTTGTAGCACTATCATCAACTGGTGTCCATGTATTTGTAACTCCCGGCACCACTGGTGACCAAGCGATCACTCCAGGAGTAGCTATATTTACAGATACATCTACACCATTTGGTGCAGCAATTGTAACAGGGACACCTGCTGCGGTGCCCTGAGCTGATGTTATGGCTATGCCTGTGGGTGTAACAGTTATGCTTGGAGTTGCCACAGCAGTGCCTATTGTAGATGTTAATGCTATGCCAGTTGGAGATACAGTAACACTTCCGACAAAAGTTTCATCGCCTATGGCAGTCGATAATGACTGGCCATTACCTGTAAGATCTACAATTAAATCACTTGTAAATGAAATAGAACCACGAGCTGTGGTCATTTCTATGCCCGTAGGCTGAGCAACTACAGCACTCGTTTGTGTAACAGATCCTTGAGCTGAAGTTAATGCAATACCTGAAGGCTGATTTATGACATCAGTTCTAACTGTAGATGTACCAACACTTGTATTTAATAAACTTTCAGATCCAACAATTGTGGTGATTTCACCACCTGCCTCAACTGAATAAGAACCAATACTTTGAAAATTAACTGCGATACCAGTAGGAGTTGCAGTAACATCAGGTAAGAATACTGTGACTGACGCTTGTGTGGAGGTAACTGCAATACCTGTTGGTATTACGGTAACATTTGAAAAAGCTGTTTCTGTGCCAATTGCTGTTGATAAACTTTGGCCTGTAACAGAAACACTTACATCTTTAATACCCTGTGAAGCAAATGAATCTTCAGCAAATGTGGTTTTACCAAAAAACATAACGCTTTACCTGGCGTTTATTTTAAGTAATTCTTAAAATAGCACTTGTAGCGTTGTTAGTTGGAAATTGTACTGTGAATGTTCCTGATGTTGATGTTTTAACTGCTCCAAAATCCAAAACCATAACTGCAGCATTAGTATTAGTTGTTGCTGTTGTGTTTGAATTATATATCACAGCCGCTTGTGCTGAAATAGTTGCACTTGTAAAACTAATATCACTGAAGTCAATGAAGGATGTATTGTTTGTTGCAGCAGCACCTGTGCTTGTTAAGTTGCCACCACCTGCTGAATAAGTGCCTGATGCACTAACTTCTTGTGAAGTAGTATACGCAGTGGTTGTATTACTTAATGAAGCAGAAGCACCGTACAGAGCTAATTTAAATTGATCGCCACCAGAGGATCGAAAGTCGTGTTCGCCTTCCAACAACTCTTTTTTGAAGCTATCACATACTGCTTGTGTAATCGCCATTTTTATGTACCTCCGGGGTCAACTGATTTAAGAGGAATACGAAGGACCCCATCTGAGTATTCGTCTCTACGTTTTCTACCCATTTGGTTGGTAGCTAGACCTTGCACTGCCTGTGCATATTTTTGATCATATAATTGCACATAAGTAGGATTTTTCAAGTAAGAAAAAGCCTCTGACACAGTTCCATAAATTAAAACTTCAGGTGCATTATTTGATAAAAATGTTGTTGTAGCTGTTCCTGATGATCCATTACCTACTC